ACCTTTCCTTGCTTTTTAGCAGTCTTAGGTTGTCTGTACTTGTTTATATTGTGTTTTGCCATAATTATATATTATAATACTATAAATTCGTTGTCAAAAGTATTTTCTGTTACGTAGTCGTCTTTATGAACATCGAACTTGTCAAAATCTGTTTGATTCGTACAAAATATTGTATCTCTATAAATAACATCTCCCGATGAATTTTTTACCTCCATAGAATAATTTGTGTTCTCCACTAAAGCAGGTATGCCTGAATATAAAGTCATATACCCATTTGAATTAGAAACACCTAAACTAACAGTTTCTGAGGTTCTTGTATTCTTGTTTGTCAATGTTAGAGTAACAGATGATGCTGCTTCTCTTGGGATAAACTTTATAAACGAAGGTGTTGTAGTTAATATTTTCATACAGTTAAGTAATACAGAAATAGTGGTTTGTTTGCAATAAAAAAAGGGCAACATAATGTCGCCCCTTTTAGATTTAAAGATATTCTAAGTATTAAGAATATGTAATGCCGTTAGTAGTTAATTGAATAACAGTTCCACTATCAGAAACCACCTCAAGATGAGAGGCAGGAGAAGTTTCCATTCCTGAGAATACAAGAGTATATCCACTCATATCTCCCATAGCAGTACCTGTTACGATAGTACCTCCTGAAACATCAGCACCATTCTCTAACCCTACAACCATATAGTTATTGTTATAGTCTTGAACAATGATTTGAGGTCTTGAAGCTGCCAATAGTTTAATCTCTTTTGTGTCGGTAGCCGACAGTTTTGGCAAAGTCAAGTTCAATGCTTGTTCGTAAAAAACAGTTCCGTTATCTGCTGAAGCAGTAATAGTTTCTTCAAGAGAAGAAGTTCCTTTTAGTTCGTATTTGTAAGCTCCTGTTACGCTTGATTCAATAGAATCTACTGCTCCAGTTGTGGAGTCAGTTCCATCGACAACAATCTTGTTACTCCCATCGTTTGGTACAAAGATAACTGCTTTGATACCTCCGACAGAATCTTTACAGGCTAATGCTCTACCTGTACTTATAAATTCACACATAATATTATATTTTTTTAGGTTAATAAAAAAGGGATAGGCGAAAACCCACCCCTTTCGTAAATTAGTTATTCAGTTAATTATGCAGGTGTGTAAAGTACGATTTCAGAACCGATTCCGTACTGTACAGTAGCCGTGAAACGGAGAATTACACGAACATTTTGACTTCCGTCCAAATCTGCCATATCCAAAACTTTAACTTCGTTAGTATCGTTCAAGATTCCTGTTCCAAAGTACAAGTTAGATTTTTGAGCAGCTACGATGTAGTTGTTTGCCAATCCGTTTGCAACGAATACGTTTACTCCGTCAAACATTACGTTTCCAAGAGCTTGGTTAGTTCCTTGTCCTCCGACACCATTAGCACCTACTCCTGCAGCAGCAAAGCCACCCAAAGCACGAACGTAAGCACGATATACGTTTTGAGCAACGTACAAGTTCAAATCTTCAGCTCCGTACAATGCAGCAGGGATAGCATCAACTACTTTTCCAAGTTCGTCAATTACGTTTGCAGCAGTGATAGCAGTTCCAACTACGTCTACGACAGTTGCATCAGCAGTAGCCAAAGCTACAAGTCCGTCAAATTCTCCTTCGTTTCCGTCAGCACCACCCCAAATGTTTTGCTCGATTTTCTGAGCTACTTTTTCTTGTGCGTGAGAAATCAAGAAGTCTGCGAAAGAAGCAGGAAGGTTGTCGAATGCAGAGTATCCCATTTGGATAGCATCCCAATCGCTTCTGAAATCAGCCTTACACAATTCAAGGTTTACTTGGAAAGTCTTTGGCTCGATGATTCTTTCAGTCAAAGTGATTGTAGAAGTGTCAGCAAAGTCGCAAGTTCCGTCTTTTACGATTCCGTCAGTAGCAACTTTCTTGATTACTTCTTTAAATTTTACATTAGGTTTAACAGTAATTCCGCCGTTGTCGATTGTTACTCCACTCAAAAGAGCTGCTGAGATGTAATCTCCTGCAAATTCTCCAGCATAAGTAGTAGTGATTGATGTTGTTGTAGCCATTTTTTAAATATTTAGTTTAAGTTAATTTATTATTTACGATTCATTTTAGATAGAACTCTATCCATAGTACTGCCTTTTCTTTTCTGACTAAACAATACTTTTTTCTCAGTTGATAATTCAGCTTCAGGACTGTGAGATAAAGGCTCTGATGCAGGTGCTTTAGATAAGTCCTCGATTTGAGCAGACATTTCTAATTTTTCTTTTTCGTAGCCATTAGAAACTTCGATGAACATTGCTTTGATGTCAGCGATAGCATTTTCAAACTCTTCTCTTGAAACATACTTCTCTTCGTCAAGCTCTTCTTCTTCGACTTCTTCTTCTACTTCTTCTTCTACAATTTCTTCTGCTACCTCATCTTCTTCAGCTAAGACAACCTCTTCTTCTTTAACCTCTTCTTCAGTAATTTCTTCAGATAGTTCAACTACCTCTTCTTTTACTTCTTCAGGTTTACCGATAGAGGATAGCTTTTGCATAATGTCAGAAAGGACAGATGTTGCTTTTTTGCTTTCCATAAGTAATAATTATTAAGTTTATAAATAAGTAATATTGATTTTGTTTAGTGTTAGATTTTGTGCCTTGTGTTATTTAACGAACTTCAAGTCATAATACACGTTAGACTGAAAAAAAGTATATCCAACATAATAAGAAAATACAGTTACATCCCTGACTGAATCGTATTGAGATTCAAAATCACTTCTTTTTACATAAAGTAAAGGAGGGAACTCAGGATAAGTAGAAACACCAAAAGTGAAACTACTAAAAGCGTTCATTTGATTACCCTCAAACTCTATTTTTAACGTCTTGCTTGATACAGTATACATTACAGATAACAACTTCTTATCTCCCCACGCATCATTGTCAATACTTCCTATTGATGGAGATGATAAACTGTCATAACCAAGAGAAGGAGGTGTAAAAGACAACCCTGTTTCTATGGTAGGTTCAAAGTAAGGGTTTCCTTTAGTGTTTCCAATACCTTGCGCTCCGACAGAACCATCGCAACATTCTGTTGAATAGGTTTTGCCATTTTTACATAGGCATCCCTCTCTTCCGTTAGTAGGAGAAGCATCGCTTGGTATAAAGTTCTTATCTCTTCTGTTCTTGTTCTGATTCATAGTTAGGATTTTAATTCGTTTAACTTATTTGCAATAATAGTTTCTAATTTAGACAATACAAATTGTGCCTCCTCTTCAGTTAGGTCTGACATATTCTCCTCTCTTGAGATTCTTGTTTTTGCCCAACTCAAAGCTGACTTACCACCCCAAGCATCGTACATAAGTTTACCACAACCATCCTCATAAGATTTACTTGAATCTAAATCAGGTGCGTGTCTGCTTAGGTAGGAATACATACGTTTTATAGTTGACATACTAATTGCTTCTCCATTCGCTAATTGATTGGCACGTTGTTTACCAACTCCTGTTCCACAAGAACCCCAACCATTCTCTTCTGCCCATTTTAAGGCTCTCTTAGCGTTGTTCTTTACGCTATCAGGATAATCACTAAAGCTCTTCAATTCAACCTCCTCAGAAACGCTTAAACTAACTGCTTCAGAGAAGTACCCTTCGATACTAAACCCTTTTACTGCACCTGTTTTTACGTAATCTTGCCAAACATTCTCGTTGTTTACTTTCATAGATACCATCCACGTTCCAACAGGCATCTCTAAGCCGTATTTACGTGACTTGTCGTGGACTTCATCTTCTACTATCCAAGATTCGACTACTGACAATCCACTTAGCTCTGCTTGATGCTCTAAGGTAGATTTGTTTTGGTTTCCTTCGATTAAGAATAATTCAGAAGCCTTTTTGACTGTTTCCTCTGAGAAATAGATGTAATACCCTTCTTCCTCCTCGCTATCTTGACGATAGATGTTCTTGTTAGGAATCAAAGCAGCACCCATAAGGATTCTCTTGTCTGTATCTACGTCAGCAAGTTGTACCTTGTCCTGTTTGGATAACGCTATGAAGTCTTCCTGTATTGCAGGTTTGTCTACTATCGAGATAGCTTCTATACCTGAGAACTCTTGCTCTTCGTCAATGATTAATTCAATTACTCTCATATTCTTTTATTTTAAATTATATACTTGCTGATTCTACTATATTTCTATCTAACTCTTGTGCAGATGTTACTTCGCCTGATACTACGTATGCTTTTATAGGTTGTTGAGTTGTACTTCCAATAGCATCTGCTAATTGATTAGTTCCTGTGCTACCTATGATATTGAAGTCAGGCGGCTGAACTGATTGAGCAGCAGCACCTCCTC